AGGAACACAATGTCCTTCTATTTCCATAATCTCTGTAACTTTTTTCATTTCGCCGTTGTATTCTACTTTGAAATCTCCTAAGATACGTCCAAACTTGCCTTTCATATCTTCGCCTTTGCGGTCTTCCGTAGTGATAAGTTTACCGCCGTGCTTCATAAGTTCTTTCAAACGTGCTTTGGCTGCTTCGCCGAACAAGTCTTCTACTTTGTCTCTTGTGCGTGACTCAGGGGTATCAATACCCATAATGCGTACACGTTCGTCTGTTAGTGTTACTCCGAACCCTAAGTCGATGTCTACATCTACTGTATCACCATCAACTACTTTAATGACTTTTACGTCATATTCATTTTGTTGCATTTTATGCCCTCTCTAAATAATGTGCCCATATTATTTAGCCATAAAAAAAGGCCGCACAAGGCGACCTTTTAGTTGTTGTGTGTTCTACTTAGAAGTTGAACGATAAACCTGCTGATGGTGTAAAGTCTTCTGCATCTGTGTCGTAGTCAACACCAGCAGTAAATTCTGCACCTGCATAGTCCAATGTGTACTCACCACCAATGTGTTGTAGTGTGTTTGCATCTGTACCGTTTACGTATGCTGTTAGTGAGTTTACTGCAACTGTGCCTTCATATGCAAATACTTCTGCATCTGTGTCATATGTTAATGCACTACCTGCTGTTGCTACACCTAAGTCTACGCCAGATACTGCACCACCGAACACTGTGTTTTCACTGTCCATGTTGTAGTCCATTGCACCTGTAATAGCAAAACGATCCATATCAATTGTGTATGCACCTTGAATGTTGCTTACATCAGTTACATCTGTTGTCCAGTCTGTTAAGCCTAGTGCTACACTTGCACCAGCTACTGATACTGCTAATGATTCTGTCATTGCTGGTGTTGCCAATGTGCCGTCAGCTGCTGCATTTGCATCTGTTTCTGGCATTAAGTTGTTGTCGTCACCAAACGCTAAGCCTACGCCTGCTACTGTAGTTCCTACAGTCCATGTGTCTAGTGTTAGAGCACTACCGTCTGTTGCACTAAAGTCTAGATCTACTGTTGCCAATGAACCTGCATCGATGTCTAGTTCGATACCCATTGTGCCACCGTAGTTGTCGCCAGCTGTTTCAGCAAAGTCTAAGTTTACTGCACCTGAGATAACTGGGCCTGTTGGAGCCGCTGTTGTTGTGTCTTCCGCTGAAGCCGCACTTGCAAATGCCGCTACTGCTAAAATGGTAAATACGTTACGCATAATAATTTCCTTCTTGTTTTGTTATGTGTTCATAAAGTAAAGGGCAAGTTCGACGCTTGCCCTTTCACTGTTTTATTTATAACATACTTTAGTAAAAGTGCAACCGTTTAGGTGAGTCTTTACCAAAAGTGTGTTCTCTTTGCAACAGTTATCCGCCGCCTTGAAATGTGCCGTCGTTGGCTCTATACCAATTCTTTTGGTTGTGTATTCTACCTAACAGTTCTTGTATCTCAATCATTTCCCCATGCAGTTGTGTTGATACATCGCCTTGTGCAATAGCCATGCCTCTACGACCTGCTTTTGCTCTTAGTGCTGATTCAATAACTTCGACGTCACGAATTGATAGTTCAAACTGTTTGTTAGGTTTCATATCACCAAACTCCTAATGTTCTTCCGTTGCCTGCTATAATAGCACAACATGTTAGTATATGCAAGACAATCCAAAACGTTCTAAACGCTAGTGCTCGTCTTACATCTTTTTGTCTAATGGGCAAGAACTCTGGTTTGTCATCATCACTAAGTCCAATTGGCATTCCAACTGTCCTTGCCCACATTTTTAAAAAGCGTCTTTGTCCGCTCAAGTTCTGTTTCCTCGCAGAGCAAAGTACATGCCACCTACCCAAAGTAGTACATGCAGATTGTCATACCATAAGACGTCCCAGAAACTTTCAGGTTCGCCTGTCCATATAACACCTGTCATAATACTGGCAATAGTAATACCACTGAAACGTGTAATAACATCGCCAAACTCTTTTGTGCGTTTGATGTAGTCTGCCATGCCGCCTACTAATAATCCTGCGGCAGCACCAAGCTCTCCAAGTACAACAAACGACCAAACTAATAGTGTAAGTTCTACTGGAGAGTCTTCAAGGTTGATTGGCCACTTGTTCATTCCTTGCTGAAAAAATACAACAATAAGCGGAATACGAAGCAGCCAATGAGTCATACAAAACTCTGGTATTCTGTGTACTAAAGTTTTAATCATCACAGATCAGCCAATAACTCCTTGAGTTTCTTTTTTGACTTGCCTTTTACTTTTGTTTTGGAAATATCATTATCTCCGTCACCTACAACTACAATAGCAATCATACCCATTGTTTTGTGTGGAGTACACTGATACAAATACACACCTGGTGTGTCAAATGTAATTGCAACTTCTTTTGATAGTTTTGATTTACGTGGTGCGTCCCATCCGTCCGGACCTGCAATAAATTCTACATTGTGTCCTTTTGATGTTGGTACCCATGTGATTGTATCGCCTACTTCAATACGTGCGATATCTTCACTGTACACCATCTTAGCGCCATCTTCACGCTTGTTTAGCATATCGATCGTCATATCCTCTGCGAGTGCCGGAGTGGCAAGGGCGAGGATAAGACTTACTGAACTTAATAATTTTCTCATTTCTTATCCTTTACATTGAGATTGGACGGATTGTATTGTTCGCCATTATAGCCAGGGTAGGTGTCGTCCTCTACCCCAAAGTTACATGATGCCACAATAAACAAAAATGCTATTGATGCATATGTAGTTCGCTTGCTCCATAATATAAAGCCTTCGAATGTTTTTTCCGCTTCTTTTTGAGCGGCTGCTCTTACGTCATCTGTCATTCTAAACCTATACAAGGAATAAGAATAGATTGCTTACAGTTTTCTGGATAAGCAATCGCTGAGCCGAGTATAGGCAATCCTACCATACCAATGATGATAATCAAGAATGCCCAGCCTAGGCCTTTGGTAGTGCAATATTGTGTTTGCTCACTCATGCTCGCCACCATTTGCTCGGCCGTTATACTTACGTCCTGATTTCAAAATGTTGTTAAGTGACTCTGGATTGTTTTCTGCTTGGCGGAATGTTACAACTGTAATTGTAATACCACTAATCAAAAGCAAGTGAAAGGCTGCACTAATACCAAAGGCAATATAGCTTCCTACCATTAGGGCAAAGATACCACTCCAGATAAAAAACAGACACTGGAAGATCATGTGTCCTACCATAGGGTCTAAATTACGTAGTGGTGACTTTTCTACTGTCATTACGCTGTCCCACATTTCACGTGGAATGTTTGCAATTTCAGTTATTGTGGTTGCCCAACCAATGGGTCTTGGATTCTTCATAGTTTTCTCCTGTGTGTCTTTTAGTGTGTATTATATATAGCATAAAAAAATACAGAAGTCAACCGTGCAAGGTGTGTTAAATTGTAGCAGGCATAGTGAATAATGCATGTACACCATCGTCAGTTGGTCTACGTGCAAATACACACCATTTGATTACTTCTTGATTAGGGTAATGTTCGTCACAATACTCTCGAAAACTTGTTCCTGTTGTGTACACATCATCTGCAATCAATACAGGATCGCTTGGATCTCCGCTTGCATATTTGTTTAGTGCTTCACCCAGTGCCATACCGCCTCTTGGGATGCCTTCAGCTTTGTAGAAAGGACGTCTTTGGTAATCCATAATCATACGTGCAAGCCCTTCCCACCACTCTGGGCGTATAGCATCGCACTCAATCTTCCATGCTAGTTTTAGTCCTGCATGACTTGTAAAGTCGCCAACTTCAAATAAATCTGCGCCTGTTCTAAATACCATTAGTTCTCTTTCCAATTCTTCAATATAATCTGCTGCCTGCCAAGCAAAATGTTCTGTGCATCTTGTCTTCCATTCTTCGCCTGCTTGGTTTCTTAATCTTACAACCCATTCACTTTTTTGTTGTCTTGGTATAATATCTGTATATACCTTATCAACTACATCGTGTTCGTTTTCTTCTAATTCAAATCCGTGTGTATTATGCGTCATTATTAGCACCTGTTATCATTTTAATATTCTGTGACAACTTTGCGTTGAACTCTGCATCTGTTTGCGAATGTGCTAGTCCTTCACTTAATGCTCTGCTAAAACTTGCTGTGATGTCATTATTCATTGATAGCCTACGGCATGCTTCTTGTGTAGCATATCCGCCACTAAGGAATACAACCTTTTCTACGTTGTGTTTAACTGTCAAGTTATGATACAAGTTAGGTGTTTCAGGAGGTGTTAGTTTAAGAATAACAGAAAAGTCTTTGCCTTGTAAATATATTTCTAACAATCGATACAGCTCATCTTCAATTGCGGCTTTGTCAGGATGATCAATCGGCACTTCGGGTTCAACAATTGGTACAAGACCGTACTCACTAATTGTGTGTGCTAGTTCAAACTGCTGTTTAAGAACTGCACCTATCATGCTTTCACTTTTAATAATGCTACGCATCTTAGTGCCGTAGATTTTAGGACCAATGCCGTTTGTAGCCCATTCGCACATAGCACGTACATCAAATTCTTTGAGCATACCGTTGTCTTCGCATCCGCTATCAACTTTTAGAAACGTGTCAATACCTTTTTCATCAAGCACATTAACCATGCCGCGGGTGACTGTGTCTTGGTAGAGTATTGCTCCCCAGATGTTTGAGTCGTTGAAGTCAGGACTGTTGACCATTCTAAGACGCATAGCATGAACTTTCTCCATCTTGTCTGCTTCTGTGTATTCTTGTCCGTAGCGTTCTAGTACGCCACCTGTTGAACCACCACTGTGATCCATTGCTGCAATAAATCTATGATCACTCATATGTTTCGCCTGTTTCACGGAAGAAGTTTTCACTCCAAAATGCTTTGTCGTCGATCCATACATCGTAGTTTTCTTTTTTGCCTACGCTGAGTTCATGATACTTTGCACCCCAACCGTCTAATTGGTTCTTGGTTAGGTCGTAATAGTCAACGCCACTAACACACCCGCGAGCAGTCATATACTTAATTGTATGTCCTGCATCGTACAATGCATTTACTCGTGCAATGCGTTCTGGCATTGGAATATGATTTGCATAATCCTTCTTGCCGCCGCTGTCTGGAATAATTACTTCCTTGCAGATCGTACCGTCGATATCAATTACATATTTCATTAAACGTCCTTTATATTAGAGTGGCACTTCTGTTGCTAGG